CGCGGGGTGGAGAAGTAGTAACTCATCAGGCTCATAACCTGAAGATCGGCGGTGCGAATCCGTCCCCCGCATCCAATTAGGAGAATTATATGCCAATGTATGAAACAACAGTAAGAACACCGCAAGGTGAAAAGAAAGAAAAAGTCTTTGCACCTAATGTACAAGAAGCTAAAAAGCTTTTTGAACAAACATATGGTCCTAGAAATGTTCCATTCATACCGCATATAATACCAAGTTAAGTCTGTCTCGGTATGGTGAAATGGTATCACTGAACGTTTGGGACGTTCGAGCGTAGGTTCGATTCCTGCTACCGAGACCAATCATTTTTTATAAAGGAAATAGTATGACATGTAGAGGTTATGATTCAAGGGCAGTTAAACTTCCCAAAGCAGTTAAACGTGCGGCAACACTTATTCGTGATGCACATGTACGTGGAGCTTTTATTCGTAGTTTTGTGGAGATTGAAAAAAGCAATTTACGTACACCTTCTTCTCGTAAGGATAATAAATGACTAAAGGTAGTCTTCCTAGACCTTATAGCGTTGATTTAAAGACGTTTAATAACAACTGGGATAATATCTTTCGCAAAGATCCAAGAACTATTGAGGATCAACAGAATGAAGATGAAGCGTTTGAAAAAATTGCTAGTCAATCAGAAGTTAAAGATAGTAATCAAGGTGGTTAATTATCGGGTCGTTAGCGCAGTTGGTAGAGCGTCTGCCTTACACGCAGAATGTCGGGAGTTCGAGTCTCTCACGACCCACCAAACAAAGGAGTAAGTATGAGTAAAAGTGAAGATGTATTGAATCGTGCATATGGTAACTTTGCAAAAGAAGTAACTCCTATAATCAGTTTTGATATTACTATATTTCGTGGTTTCAAATACTACTGGTATAAGTTAATTAGAAAAATTACAAGATAAAGATTATTATGGCACATCCCCAACAATTTGATTATATACAAAAACTTAAACTACTATATCCAACTCAGTTCTTTAATAGCAAAGTACTTGAAGTGGGTAGTCTTAACATTAACGGTTCAATAAGAATCTTTTTTAATCATTGTGATTACTTAGGAATTGATGTTGGCCCTGGCAATGATGTTGACTTAGTATGTGAAGGTCAAACATTAGACCATCCCGACAGTACATATGATACCGTAGGTAGCTGTGAATGTTTTGAACACAATCCTTACTGGGTAGAAACATTTAATAACATGTATCGTATGACCAAGCCAAACGGGTTAGTGTTTATGACATGTGCTACAACAGGTAGACCAGAACACGGTACTACTCGCACTACTCCACAAGATAGTCCACTTACTACAGATAAGGGTTGGGACTATTATAGAAATTTAACTGAAGAAGATTTCAGAAACGAATTAGACATAGATAATATGTTTAGTACATACAAATTTGAAGTGGGCATGGCTCACCAAGATTTGTATTTTTATGGTATTAAAAAATAAAGGTAAATATGTCACAAAGCAGAGCAAGATATACAAGTGAAGAAGCCGCTAACATGGTCGGTAATCGTTTTGATTTAGTTCTTATTGCCTCACAGCGTGTAAGAGAATTAAAACGTGGACATCGTTCACTACTTACTACTAAAGCAGGACCAATGGTAACTGCATTAGAAGAAATTGAAGCTGGACTAGTCGGACGAGAGTATCTCAAACGTATTAGAAAAAATTTATAAACAAAATGTCTCTCTGATGTAATGGCAGCATGTCGGTCTCCAAAACCGTTCGTGGGGGTTCGAGTCCCTCGGGGGATGCCAAGTAAGTAGTATAATTGATATTTTTTAAAAAAAATATAGGTCCACTTATTTTTTATTAATAGAAGAAACTTGTGCTGTTCTAATTATATGACCGACAGGATCAACGGATTTACACTTGTCTCCGTGCCATCTTTTAAGATTGCCATTTGATACTATAGATCCGCAATGTTGGCATGTGTATTTAGGGGGCGACATTCCTTTGTTAGTTGTCTTGCCTTTTCGGTAAGCAGATAGTTTTGCTCTTTTTTGATCTGATCCAATTTTGCCGGTATTTGATATAGCAATATTTTTTTTGTGTTCTTCTGATTTAGGACGACCTTTTCCTGCTATGGACATTTTATTTCTTGTTTTTTCAGTTAATATATTAACTCTACGAAATAATTCTACGTTTGAATTAGGGTCATGATATTTGCCATTTAATAACAACGGGTTCCCCCATTCTTGTTTAATTGTAATTTGTTCTTGTTGCCAGCACTTGAAAGAATCTATATTTCTATATATAATCTCTATTATAAATGCCTCTTTTCCGTACTGTTTTATATCTTTCTTTATACGAGTAGAAGATGTAAAATATATTATCCAAAGGTCATGTTCTGGAGTAATTCCAAGTGTTTGGTTTTTATAGCGGTACCCGTAGTAAAATTCGCTAGTAATTTTGTTAGTTATCTTGTAAACATAAGCGTCAATCATATATTGTCCTTGTTTATCTATTTATCATTTAGGAGATGTTTTATGCCAAAAGTTTTTCTTTATTCTGACCCACATTTTGGGCACGCCGGCGTTTGTAAATTTACCCGTAATGACGGTATTACGAAATTAAGGCCATGGACTGATCCAGATGAAATGGATGAAGAATTGGTCCGACGATACAATGAAGTGGTAGGCCCTAAAGACAAGTGCTATTTTTTGGGAGATGTAGTTATTAATCGCAAAGCATTATCTACCGTAGGCCGCTTAAACGGTGATAAAGTATTGATTCGTGGCAATCATGATATCTTCCGTGATGATGAATACAGACAATACTTTAGAGAATTACGTGCCTATCATGTTATGAATGGTATGATACTAAGCCATATACCAATACATGAAGAATCGTTAGGACGTTTTGGTGTTAACATTCATGGTCACCTACATGCTAATCGTGTAAGGAAAGAAGTTGAAACATTACATGAGTTTCACCAACGTGGTAGTAGATATTATATTGATGTTCGTTATCATTGTGTATGTGTGGAACATACAGACTATAGACCCATACTGTTTGAAGATGTTATAAAACGTATTGAAGCAGAGGGTGGTACTGTAGGATTTAAGAACGGTAATGGACCTACAATGTGAAAATAGACCCTTCGGGGTCTATTTTTTTGGCTATCATCTGACTATTTGATTGTTAGAATAATCTTGTAAATACATACGACCTCTAGGTATTCTATTCTTTACAGCATATTTTTCTAGTTCTTGCATGGCTTGTTGTTGTGTTTTATTTACTGCTGTAGCAACTTGTCGTCCTGCATTATAGATTCTCCAATCACTTATGTTTGGACCTTCAGGTTCAGCAAATGGGCGAGTTGCTTGTGTTGGTTCTGGTTCAGCTGGCTGATCTACAACAGTTACATACTCAGTATTATCAGGTGGTAGATTTTTTCCTGGCGCTCCCGGAGTTGATTTGTAACTTTGAGGGAATTTAGCTACTATTTGTTTGGCAGCGTCCCTAACATCATATCCTTCCGGTGGACTAATTTTTTTACTACCTTCTTTTACTTCATTTGCTTTTGTAAGTATCGCTCTAACAATTTCTTTCATCAAGCCAGGAAATCTTTTAGCAAACTCAGCATCAGCACCAACTCTATTATATCTTTGATCCTGTGTACTATTAACTAATTGACTAGTAGGTGCATGTAATTGCCACTTACCATTTTTATTATTAATATTTTGTTTATCAACAATACTTACGATAGGACCATCAGGAGCGTAATTATTAAACCAATTATGCCCACTAGAACCACCTGTACAGAAATTACTCATGTGTCCAGTTTGATTATTAAATGTATAACAAGCACCATAGTTTAATGGCATGATAACATGAAATCTATCATTGTCTATTAATACTATTTCTTTTCTAGTGCGTTTATGTTTCTCTAATTCTTCAGCATCTTTAATTCTTCGGAGAGTAGTACGATACTCATCTCTTTCCATTGCTTTTTGCAATGCACGTAAACTAGGAAACTTATTAAAATCTTGGTCTGGTTTCTTTAATAAACCGCGAGTACTTAATGCTTGCCAAGCACCCAATGCATCACCACCCTCACCATTCAAATCTTCATAGTCTAGCGCATGATTTACATATAATTTTAATAACCAATTGTCAAACTTTCCATCTTTACTTAAATCACCATAGTTATTACTGGCTAGTGTTTTATTAACTAATTTACTCCATGATTGAACATAATCGGCAACAGTGGGTCTTGGACCCATATCTGCTATTTCATTTCGCGGAAATGTTCTATCATGTCTAACAGCTATAGCTAACATTTTTGCTAGCTTTGGGTCTTTCATTATATTAGTACCGATATCTGCTTCAGTTAAAAAGTTTGTTGCTCTCATTATACTAAACTCCTTTTTAGATATGCGAGAACAGCACTTAATTTTTCTCTATCTCCGTTAGCTATATCTGCTAATACTTTTTGAACGCCTTCAGATTTATCAGATGATAAACTAAGATCACGGTATCTATATCCACTAGTGACATTACCGGTTAGATCCGGATAGTAATATCTTGCAGTCAACACAACACTATTGTTAACCGCCATAATAAGTAAATCAGATATTGTACCATCGTCTAATTCTTGAATTGAGCTATCAATTGCCTGTACCTGTGTAAGTTTCTTTTCTACTTTGTGATGAGCATCATTTTTTGCCATATTAGAAATGACACCATTGATATCAGCTTTAGAAGCAACTAATATTTTTTTAAAAAGCGGTTTAAATCTAGTAACCAATTTAGATACAGTTGTAATTCCTGCAGGATCTGGTTTATTTGCGACACGTTTGGTATTTAATTGTTTAGAGTATTCACTATCTACAAAGTAAAATTTCTTAGCATCACCTACAATACCTTTTAATGAACTATTAGCGTCGGTAACATTGTCTGCAAAAGAAGAATATACCATATTGCCCTCATCAGGATCAGGTTTACCATTACTAGCAAATATTTGATATGAGCCTTGGCTTGATACTCTTCTACCATATCGTCCTGATGCCATAAATCTTACTGCACCAAATCCTTTATTACCGGCTATTAATAGCCATGTGCCCGGTCTATCTTTGAGGTCAGTCCATTTAGGTCTGACTGCAGGCTCAGGTTCAACATCATGTCCAAAAGCTTCTTTAGAATGTAGTTGTTTTAATATTTCCTGTGCGCCCGGCCCATTAAATTGAGCCATAGTTGTACTGGCTTCTGAAACTATGCTTTCGCATAATTGTGAAAAATACTTATAATCATCCATATATGTATTTATTCTTTTATAATCATTTGGTTCCTATAATCATATAGCGTTTATAGCCATTGGTCTCATATTGTATGTTTTTGACTCCGGAATATAACACATTACTCAGTTTAAATCGTTCAACTAATTCATCTAAACTATTGGTTGTTTGTTTAATATACCAAGGAAATTCAGTATCTTTCATATTAGTAGTCTGGATACATACTAATTTTCCTTTTGGTACTGAATTATACCAGTTATTATTGTCCATTTGGTCTATACTACAATTGATAAAGATACTGTTTATACATGTACTGTAATCATAGTTATTAACATCCTGTACATGATTATAAACTTTAGGAGATTCATATTTCCACATGTCACATACTTTATTAGCATTAGATATTGCTTCTGGATTTATATCATAACCATGCACTTCATAATAGAATGTAGGCTTACGTGTAAGTAGCATAAATGCTAATAGATTATCCCAACACCCTAGAATATGCAATGACGGTTTACTAATACATTCACGGTATATAGCTGTTTCTAGTTCCTCACATAACCATAGTTTGCTTTTAATAAGACCATGATAAAAGGATTCATGCGTATCAAATTTAGTTGAATTTGTCATTTTCATTAGCTTGTGTATTTAATAATGTTTTAATGGTGTTATTCCATTTAATATGTGGGATAGTATGTTTTAACTGGTTAATTAACTCTTTTTTATAGTTTAGTAGTTTAAATGAATTAGTGTTATGGTGTTCCCAACCATAACTTCTTAATCTAGATTCTAATTCAGGGTACATGGTTTGATACATACGGGATTTAATATTAGATACAGAGTCACCGGATAGATGATTATCCAAATGTATTTGTATTAATTTACAAGTAGATTCTAAACTATATCCAACCATATTACCAATTCCATGTATACCTTTATCTTTCATAAACCGTTCATAACTAGAAAACTCTAGTCTACTGGGTGATAATACTTTATTTTCTTTATTGGCTTGTGCCCACGGCCAATCCCCGCCTAATATTGGGAAATAACTACATTGTTCAATTAACCAAAAATGTGTAGCAACATGAGGTTCTATGATATAATAAGGAGTCAAGTAATTTAAATATTTACCAGACTGATAAAAACTATCCCCGTCTAATTCAACAAGTTTATGAGTTATACTATGTTCCCTGCAAAATTTCTCAGCATAATACAAATCATGGGTATTAATGATTAACCCTTCTATTTTAATAACTAATGTTATTGCTATTACCGGTATACTGTTTTTTATACAGGATAACAATACTAATTCACTATCTAAACCACCACTATATAATACTTCTACATATTTGGTTTGTCTATTTGATAAATGGTCATTAAATATGTCAGTAATATTACGATTATTTTCAAATGGAACATCTAATAATTCTGTGGTAAATTTATGGTAAACTTCCCCTAATTCTAAGGTACATTTCTTAAAATCATTTAACCCAACATTCCATTCAATAACATTTTCCATGACAATATTTAGTAGTTAAAAAATGTCGCTAAATAATAGCATATTTTAAATTTATGCTAAATACGAATAATACTACTCCGAGGCTAAAATGCTACACTTCATTAAAGACATTACACACAAACTATTAGAATTTATTAAAGATGATCCAGTAAGACCTGAAATCAGTACTGATTTTAGAGTTAGTAATGGACGATTAGTTGCCGCATTAACTGACGAATCAGAAGATAATCCGGATGCTATGGTATGTGTTAGTTTCCATGATTTTATTCCAGAAAATGTAAAAGATTTAGATAATACTACACAAGTACCAACTACTGCTGTATTCTATACAATATGGAGTTATAAAGCCGGAAAAGGTGCTGAATTATTATATAGAGCAGTTAAGGGTATTCAGGAACAATATCCTAGTGTGAATAGATTTGTGACATTAAGTCCTAAAACTAATATGGCTAGGAGATTTCATTTACGTAATGGAGCTATTGTTTTTAGAGAGAATATAGAAACAATTAATTATGAATATACACCGATAGTAAATACAGATAACTCGGAGAATAATAATGAGCAAAGAGAATCTATTAATAGTTAAAGAAGTAGAAGATGAAGATCCGGAAATGTGGCAATTTGAACATAGTGCCATTATTGCATCGGAATTTATTAATGACGTATTATTGGAACAATTAGATAAATTTGAACTTGATAATGATGATGATACTTATATATATGGTATTGCTAGTCATGGATTATTCATTTCATTAATATCCCGTTTAGGTGAAATGGGTTATACTGAAAAAGAATTACGCAAAGAAATTAAGACTTGGCTTAATACTAGCGTAGGTCAAGTAATTCACTAATACTTAAGTATTACATTTTTTACAAACAAAAGTACTCATTTATACCCCTCAGGGGCTTCAAAATCGCTAGAATACTCAGGTATACACTCTGATAGACTTCTAGCGGTTTTTGCCAATATTTGACAATAAATGGGTTTTCATGTACAATACTAACATGAACTCGAAAATCACCCGTAAACGTAGAACAGATCGCAATCAAGTGATATACTATATCCGTGATACAGTAACACTTGAGTACTATGTTGGTTTGACTGCTTTGTCATTCAAAGGCAACGTTTTCCGTACACTACGCCGTCGTATGCAAAAACACATGCAACGTGCCTTGACAGAAAACAAAAATTGGGGTCTGTCACGTGCCTTACGTGAGCGAGGAGCCGAGCGTTTTGTATTCGGGACATTAGAAGTTGTGCGTGGTAAGCGCCCAGCACATGCCCGTGAAACAGAATTAATTAACACATTGCAACCAGCACTTAACACATTTGGAGTAAAATAATGAACAAAAGAATTGAAGATTTGATGTATCATTCAGGACTAACCGCACAAGGATGCTGGGATGAAATGGATGACTATGATAAACAGGCTAT